CCAAGCGGGTGAGATAAATGGCAACAGTTGGAGCACTGGCCCTGACTTATGCTGATTGGGCCAAGCGTATGGACGATGGCTACAGGGTCTCGTCCATCATCGAACTTCTCTCTCAGACGAACGAAATCCTCGAGGACATGTTAGTTATCGAGGGTAATCTGCCGACTGGTCATAAGACCACGGTCCGCACTGGCTTGCCCCAAGCCACCTGGCGTCTGTTGAACCAGGGTGTCCCCAATGCCAAGTCAACGACCGCCCAGATCGTCGATACCTGCGGCAACCTCGAGACGTACGCAGTTATCGACAAAGATATTGCTGATCTTAACGGGAATACCGCTGAGTTCAGACTATCAGAGGTCAAGGCGTTTCTTGAAGGCATGTCGCAGCAAGTCGCGCAGACCATCATCTACGGCAACCAGTTTGTGAACCCGGAGCGGTTTACTGGCTGGGCTCCGCGGTACAGCACTAAAACGCTGGCCAATGCTCAGACGGCTGCGAATGTCCTGGATGGAACGGGCACTACTGCCAACATGCAGACCTCGATTTGGGTCGGCTGCTGGGGCAGCGACACTCTCCATGCCACGTTCCCGAAAGGCAAAGTGACCGGCCTGCAGCATCGGGACATGGGAGAGTGGCCCGTTCAAGACTCTGCCGGCAACACGTATCAGGCCTATCGCGATCATTTCAAGTGGGAGATCGGGATGGTCCTCAGGGACTGGCGGTATCTCGCCAGGATCTGCAATATCGACCTCACGCTGATCAGCGGAACGACAGCCGCGAACCTGATCAACCTGCTCGTCCGCGCGTTGTATCGTCTCCCAACCGCGCCGACGAGTGCCACGACTATTCAAACCTCAGACACTCCTGAGGTGCGGGCAGACATGGGTCGTGTGGTTATCTACTGTAACCGCGTGATCCGAACCTACCTCGATCTTCAGGCGATGAACAAGACGAACGTCTTGCTCCGCATTGAGGAGTTCGATGGTAAACCAGTAACGACGTTCCGCGGGATTCCTGTCAGGACGTGCGATGCGATCCTGAACAACGAAGCCGTGGTCGTGTAAGGAGGACAGAATGATTCTTGATAATCTACTCTTGTTCACTGGGTCCTCCAACGGGACCACAGGTGGCATCACGTCAGGACCGAACACTGACGCGCCCACCGCCTCAGCCAACGCGACCAACACCATTGATCTAGGGTTGGCTGGCTTGCCTGGTTCTGCCGCAGGTGGCGGAGCGAGGGACATCGGAGTCGGGGATGACCCGGCACTGAAGCTGATGGCCGTCGTGACAGCCTCCTTCACCGGCCTGACGAGCATCCAGCTGACGCTTTCCGGTGCTCCTGATAGCGGCACTGGAACGCCCGGCGCGTATACTGTAATGTGGACAGGCCCGGCGGTGGCCGCAGCGAACGCTATCCAAGGCGCCTTCCTGGCTAACGTCGATGTTCCCAGACAGGTTCCTGGACAGCCTCTACCGAGGTTCCTGCGACTTGGTTATGTGATCGCAGGCACGGGCACGGGTGGCTCAGTCGAAGCCGGTATCGTGCTTGACGAAATCCGTCAGCCTATGGGCGCGGCGGGTGCACTTGGCGGATACCCGCCTGGGATTCTAATCAACAACTGAAAGGAGTGCTGAAGATACGTTAGTACCGACTCCTTCGAAGAGGAGATAATGGCTGTAGAAGCAGTCAGCAAGACGGTTGGGGTCGTCGCGGAGACGATGCGATCTCAGCCACTTGCTATCGCTCTCATCCTTATCAACTTAATGTTCCTGTTCGTGACGCTTCGGGAGAATGAACGTCACGATGTGCTCATTCAAAGCCTAGCAGACCGTTGTCTGCCTAAAGGTGAGAAATGAACTTCGCCATCTCGTCGGGTCATGGTAGGCACGTTGGTGGGGCTTCAGGGCTGATCAATGAGGTCACTGAGGCCCGGCGGGTGGTCGATCAAGTCGCCGTCGCCTTAAGAGGATTCGGCAACAAGGTGGTGACGTTCCATGACGATGCCTCCAAAAACCAACAGTCCAATCTTACTGCGATTACAACCTGGCACAACAAACAAACGCGAGATCGCGATGTGTCAGTCCACTTCAACGCGTTTAGTCAGACAGTTGCTCCGCGAGGAACAGAAGTCCTTTATAAGGCGGATGCACAGAAGGATATGGCGGCGAAGGTCTCGAAGGCGATTTCTCAGGCGAGTGGTTTGGTCGATCGCGGAGCTAAGCACAGGACCAACCTAAGCTTCCTGAACAAATGTCATAAGCAACCGATTTTGATTGAGGTTTGTTTTGTTGATAGTGAAACTGATGTGGAGCTATACAAGATGAACTTCGTGGAAATCTGCAAAGCAATCGCCGGAGCCTTAGCAGGACGCCAGCAGACCCCAGGTAGCCCTTCTCAGCCTCCTCCGGTGACGATGCCAACCCTCCGTCGCGGCTCCAAGGGTCCTGATGTGCTCACACTTCAGAAGCTGCTAGGAGGGTTGGCACTCGATGGTGACTTCGGCCCAGCGACTGAGGGCCGGGTCAAGACGTTCCAGAGTCAGAAGGGCTTGACCGCTGATGGGGTCGTTGGCCCGCTGACTTGGAAAGCTCTAGGGAGATAAGCCATGTTTACCTCGATAGACAAAGCACTGATCGCGCTGATAATGGCAGCTCTGGCGTTGGTTAATCTACTGAGCGGCCATGAGTGGTTCGGTGGCGTTAGCGAGGAGGCGGTGGCTTGGATTGTAGCGATACTGACGCCGATCCTTGTCTGGGCGATACCGAATAAAGCCACATGAGCGGCGGGACAGTCTTCATCGCGCTCATCTCTGCCATAGTCGCGTTCCTGACAGGGTATGTGATGGGGAGAGGAAGTGTACTGGAGCAGATGGCGCGGGACACGCTGAAGGCTGAGGAGGAACGGGAGAAACTCAGTGAGGATGTTGCGAGTCGCTCTGATGAGCAGCTTGATCGCGATCTTAATAAGTGGATGCGAGACTAGCAAGGCGTTGAACTGCGCAGGCTGGCGTCCTATTCGTCCATCTCACGATGACGTTCTAACTCGTGGGACGAAGGAGCAAATCGTAGAACATAACGAGTTTGGTGAACAGAGAGGATGCTGGAAATGAGATGGAGACTGACACAGCCCCACTACCTGATCGTGCCAGGCACGGAGTGGGAGTACAAAGAGACTGATCGAGGCTCGGGACGGCAAGGCCGGAAGGTGTATAGTGTTCCGCTCTATCTGCATCCAGAGCAACCGGCAGACTGGAACTATCCAGGTGAGGTGGTGGTCGCGCACGCAGGGAAGAACCATCAAGCTCGGGACTACATCTTCGAGGGAAATCCTACGCCGGACATGGAACCGCTCGATGATGAGGCGCAGGCGCTGAGCGATTCGTTGCAGGTGGAATGGAAGCACCCGATCGACTCTCTGCCGGGGCAGGGGTACTCACAGTCGCTGCTGATGAACTTCGAGAAACAGCTTGCAGCGGCGATGACGGACGCGCAGAAGAACATGTCGTTGAAGGGGATCTCTGAGGAGAGGTTCGAAGAGCTGCAGAAACAGGTCGCGGCGCTGGTCGAACAGAACGCACAACTTACGAAGCAGCTCTCTGACAGAGTACAGCCTAAGCCGAGGGTCTAGTTATGTCGTGGACTATTGACACGTTAAACCCTATCTATCCCGGACAAGACAGTCCTCTGCCAAACACTGTCCGGTGCTATATGGGGCCGAGTATTGGTTGGGTGATGCTCCCGCTCGCGGAGATACCGGCTAATACTGCGGATAACGTGGTCTTCACTCCAGGTGGAACGATAAGCGCCAACAACGTCCAAGATGCGATCCTTGAGCTAGATGCTAATGCTATCAGTGGGGACTGTCCACCGGATGGCAGTCTATATTGTCGGTATGCGACTCCAGGTGTGCCAGGCAAATGGCTGAAGAGTCCAACGGGTATCGCTGATGCTCCGACCGACGGCAGTACTTACGGTCGGAGCAGCGGGGCTTGGGACAAGGTACTGTCGCTCGACAATGGCGGGACGCTGACCGGAACGTTGCAGGTTGGGACCGGTGGACAGATACTCGCGCCCGACCCCACTGCCCTCCAGCAAGTCGCCACGAAGAACTACGTTGATACCCACGCCGGCTCAGGAGGAGGCGGAGGCGGAACCACGGTATACGTCTCTGACAACCCACCAGTAGGGGCCCCGGCAAACTCTCTCTGGTGGTCCTCCTCTGAGGGCCTTCTCTACGTTAACTATCAGGACGTTGACTCATTGCAGTGGGTCATTGTCTCCCCCGGTGGTGGTGGTGGTGGTACGACTGTCTCCATTGGCCCGACTCCACCGGCTTCGCCTGTCGCCAACTCGCTGTGGTGGAACAACACAGATGGATGCACCTACATCTACTATAACGACGGGACTTCCAGTCAGTGGGTCTTGTCGAACCCAGTCCCAAGCCTTACTGGACTTGCTAATCTCATTATCTCCGATACTGCCCCGACCTCAGCACCGGTCAACTCGTTCTGGTGGAACTCAACTAATGGTACGCTTTACGTTATGTATAACAGTGGCAGCGGGGCGCAATGGGTCGTTGCCTCACCGACGATAAATCCTGCTGCGTATGTCGCCAAGAGTGGCGATACGATGACGGGCGAGCTGATTATTACATCAGGTGGTTTAAACGTTACAGGTGCCTCTTATTTTGCTGGCAATATCCAAGCTAGTGGTACAAGTGCCTCTTTTGGAGCAGGTAGTACTGCTCCAGCCTCTATTGTAACTGTCAACGGTGGGAACGCTGGCACAAGTGGGGGCGGCGCTCTCTCGATTGGTAATGCTGGCAGTGTTATAATGGGAATTGGCAATTATAGCACGTTCTATGGAGGTGCCTTTAGTGCTACTCCAACGCTATATGCTAACGCTCAGATCTCAGTATCCAACGGGATGCACTGGTTAAATGGCAACCTGATTTCGTCGAACGGCACCTTTCAACTAACAACGCAGTCAGGCATCGGCAGTCCACCAGTTAATGCTGGCATTCTTCTGTCTTATGTTGGTGGTAGTACTCAGTACGGAATGGGCTTCATTCAACAGCAAGACAATACGACTTATCTACAGTTTTATAGTGCTGGTGGCACTGCAATTGGAAGCATTAGCCAGAATGGATCAGGTACCTTGTACAATACCTCCTCCGATGCTCGCTTGAAGGATGACGAGAAAGACTTTGACGGGTCAGCAGTGATCGCTGCGTTGAAACCGAAGAACTTTAGATGGACTAAGCAAAAGACCCGCGCCCATGGACTGTTCGCTCAGGAAGCGATTAAGGTTCATCCAGAGGCAGTGACTCACGACGAGACCACCGACGATTACTTTATTGACTACTCCAAGTTTGTGCCTGTGCTGATCCGCGCCGTGCAGCAGCTTCAAGCCCGTGTCGACGAACTCGAAGCGAGGAAGTGATGGGCCTTAACTTTCCAGCTAATCCAACCATTGGCCAACTCTATCCTTCGCCGTCGGTCCCTAACACCCCGACGTGGAGTTGGGATGGCCATGCTTGGGTCACTGCGGGTCTTTCGACACTTGATGGGGCGATTCGCTACGACACATCGCAGACACTCACACCCGCACAGCAGGACCAAGCGAAGATCAATGCCTATTCCGCGCCGTTCGATGCGCTGGCCTTCAACGGGATACAGGTCAACGGGTCGTGCGAGGTCAGTCAAGAATTTGCAGCTGGTGGTGGACCCTTCACCTTGACATCTGCGACCTACTTGTATGCTCAAGATGGTTGGGGTGCGTATCAAGGGTCTGCACCGCTGACGATGAACTTCTGGCCAGGATATACTGGTGCTGCGCCCCCCGGATTTTCGGCCTCCTTAACATTGACAGTGGGAACCGGTAAGCCGTCGCTTGCCGCAACTGATCAAGTCTTTTTGCAAAATATAATAGAAGGTCGCCGCATCGCCAGATTGGGATGGGGAACGGCCAACGCTCAGTCGCTGTCAATCGGCTTTTACGTTTACAGCACTGCCGTTGGGAACATGGCTGTTTGTGTCTTTAACGGCGCAGCCAACCGCTACTACCTCGTCGACGTGGCGATCCACGCAAGCAATACTTGGGAATATAAAACACTAACAGTGCCCGGAGATACGGCGGGGACTTGGACCGCAGATAATAGCAAGGGCATGATGGTCCGGTTCTGCTTTGGCACAGGCACCACTTATCAAGGGACTGCTGGATCGTGGCAGAGTGGTACTCTTATGAGCGGCACGGCTGCGACAACTAACCTTGTCGCCACCGCAGGTAATCAAATAAGCATCACAGGCCTGATCGTCCTTCCAGGCATCGAGCTTCCCTCGGCTGGACGAGCGCCGTTCATTATGCGGCCCTACGATCAAGAGTTGCAATTGTGCAAGCGATACCTGCAGATCATCGCAATGGAAGGGGCTGGAATTGCAGGGATCTCGACGAGTATAGACTTTGCTGTGAGGCACTCAGGCATGCGTGCAGCTCCATCAGTGAGTGTGACAGCACCGATCTCGCTGACGAATGTTACATCTCAGAACGCTACTCAATCGGCGGCAAACGTGGCCATCGTTGGGAGTAATGGACCTGATTATGGTATTTATTCATTTGGGAATTTTACTGGGTTAACGGTAGGACAGTTATATTTACACTATCCGTCATTTACTAGTGGCACAGGCTTCTTGAAACTTGACGCGAGGCTGTAATGACATCACCACTCGACTTCCCATCTTCCCCGACCACAGGCCAGACCTATCCTTCGCCGCCTGTCTCGGGCCAACCAGTCTACACGTGGAACGGGTTCGCTTGGACCACTATACCCACCCCTGCTGTTGTTAGCAGTCTGTTCGTGGCGAAGGCTGGCGACACGATGACAGGAGGGTTGTTACTCCCGAGCGCGACCGTCACTGCATCGACTCCATCCACGTCAACCACGACTGGCGCGTTGGTAGTTACAGGCGGCGTTGGGATTGGTGGAGCTGTTAACGCTGGTGGCGCAGTGACCGTCACCAATGGTAGTGGTCTCAGTCTATCAGCTACGCTAGGTGCTACCTTTGGCACCGTCCCTCCTGCCAACGCTCCCAACATCGTCACTGTCAACGGCACCAACGCTGGTACGGGTGGTGCCGGTTCTTGCTTTTCTGTCCAGAATGGTGGAGTTACAATATTAGCCGCAGGCAACAAGAGTGGTGTCATCGGTGGTGCCTATGACGCGACGCCGTATATCTACGGGAAGACAGCGGTGCAGGTCAACAACGACTTGAATGTTCAAGGACAGGTGATATCCTCAGGTGGTGGCAGCGGCGGCTTAGCTGCATTCAATCTCCTTGATCGTTCTGCCAACTCGCAAGCCACGGTACTCTATCGGAACAACAACGTGACCTTCCTCTATGACTCGTACAGCGGCGAGTCACTGATTTGTAGCAGCAATCAGTACGGCAATGTCGGCACCAACAATGCTGGTATGCAGACGAATTGGTGGGGCGGATTCGCTGGATTTGCCGGCAACACCAGCAACGGTTGGGGGATCAGTGCATATTATACCGGCGGCCCTTCCAGTGGGGCCTACTTGGCTCGCGTAGATAACACTGCCGCCTACATGATGGCATTTTATTATAGCGGCGCGTTCGTTGGCAGTATTTCAACCAATGGGTCGACAGTCTCTTTCAACACGACCTCCGATGCTCGTTTGAAAACAGACCAGTTGGTATTTGACGGCACAAAGATCATCGCGGCGCTGAAGCCGTACAATTTCAAATGGAAGAAAAGTGGGCTGCGTTCATACGGCGTGTTCGCGCAAGAAGTGGAGGAGGTCTTCCCAGAAGCGGTCCATCACAACGAGGAGACGGACAGCTACGGCGTCGACTATTCTAAATTCGTGCCGGTCCTGATCCGCGCCTTGCAGCAGGCAACGGAACGGATCACGGCGCTGGAGGCTCGGTAATGGCTATAGACTTCCCAAGCTCTCCGATAGTCGGCCAACAGTTCACAGCGCCAAATGGTGTGATGTACACTTGGACCGGCGGTCACTGGACTATTGTCTCGCCGCCTCCTGCAGGGACGGTAATACAGGCTGGTGGTGTTACGAGTGTTCCGAACGCATCCTCTGGGGGCGGGATATCCAGCTCCAACGTCCAGTCCGCGCTGAACGAACTCGATGCGAAGAAGCTGGCCTTGGCTGGTGGGACTATGACGGGGAACATTATCCTCGCTGGCGATCCAGTAACGGCAAGCAATCCGAGTCAGGCCGCGACGAAAAACTATGTCGATCAACAGGTGATCAACGCTGGCGGTGCTGTCCAGCTGGAAGGAGATGTTGTCGGCGGTCCTTCAACTGGGTTAGTTAACACATCTATTACTAACGGCGCTGTCACCTTCGTTAAGCTCGCCGCGGCAGCCATAGCATCGACCGCTCAGTTCCTCGGGAACGCGGTCAGTCTGCTGCTTACAACGGATCAGGTCTGGGCGGCGGCGGTCCCCGCCACGCTGAGTGGAACAGTCGTGACACCGACGCTTAATGCTGGGATCAACTTCAGCTGGCTTTTAACCGGGGCGAGCACAGCAAACAATCCGCTCTCGATGAAGCCGGGACAGTCGGGCGTGTTCTTTCTTGTGCAGGACTCGATCGGGAACCGGACAGTTACTTGGGGCAATCAGTACAAGTTTCCAGGAGGAGTAAAGCCGACTCTATCAACCGCGCCAAATGCTGTCGACATAATCTCTTACGTCTGTCGATCGGCGAGTGAGATGGACTGTACGTTTGCAGGGAATTTCGCTTAATGCCGTTGCCTGGCTTGGCTCACTTTATGGTGCCTCCTGCGTCTGCGATAGTCGCGGGCGTCACGCACTTCTCTGTGACGGGACCGGGATCAGCCTACACTGGTGTGCCAGTATCTTACACCGTGATGGCGCTCAATGCATCGGGCGCGACTGTCGCCAGCTATACAGGTTCAGTTAAGTTCACTAGTTCTGACTCTGCCGCGGTACTCCCCACTAATAGTACACTGATTAGTGGCGTTGGTACCTTCAGTGTGACGTTCAATACTGTCGGATCACAGGTGGTTACAGCGACGGATACTATCAACGCCGGGGTGAGCGGTACATCGAGCGCGGCGACTGTAACGGTGCCAGCCGCGGGCGCGACGCACTTCTCTGTCACTGGGCCAGCCTCTGTCAACGCTAGCCAGTCGTTCCAGATCACAGTGACTGCCCTCACATCAACCGGCGCTGTCGCGACGGGCTACGCTGGCACGGTCCGGTTTTCAAGCTCCGACGGCACCGCCACGCTCCCCTTCAACTCGACAGTGCCTGGTGGCAGCGCGAACTTCACCTGCGCGTTCAACACGCCTGGCAATCAGACGATTACAGTGACTGACATGTTAGTGGGCTCGATCACTGGCACATCAACTGCTATCGCTGTTGGACCTAACCCGAACATCGCGACCCACTTCGCTGTGTCTGCGCCGAGCACTGCATCATCAGGAGTCGCCTTCAGCTTCACGGTGTCCGCGCTGAACGCCTTCAATAGTGTTGTATCGACTTACGCAGGCGCGATCAACTTCTCGTGCTCTGATGGCGCTGGCACAGTGCCTGGTAGCTCTACGTTGCCAGGTGGGTCGAGGACGTTTAGTGGAACGGTACGAACGAATGGGACTTGGGTGATTAGTGTCTCGGACGGCGTAATCAGCGGATCGTCGAATGGGATCACAGTCACCAATCAAGTGATACCTGGCAGCGCGAGTTGGGGACCTGGCTCGTACAACTGGCCAGTGCAACCGTTTAATTCGCTGAGTATTACCGTGGCGGGAGGTGGTGGTGGTGGCGGAGGTGGTGATCCCGGTGATAACAGCTCTATTCCTTCGTCAGGAAATCCTGGCGGTGACAGTGGGTTTGGTAGCGTTGTAGCGTATGGTGGTGGCGGCGGTGGAACGTACCAGGTGCCTGGCAGCGCTAGCGGCGGCTCTGGAGGCAACGTTACTACAGGTGGTGGTGGTGCTGGCGGAGCTGGTGGTGTAGGTGGCTTAGGCCCTGGCGGTGCGGATGATGGAGGCGTTGGTGGCGCTGGTGGACTGTGCACTAGCACGTTCTACTCGTGGACCGCGCTGGGCTCGAGCGTTGCGGTGAGTGTTGGCTCGGGCGGTTTAGGTAGTGGGGATGGACAGTCTGGTGGCGATGGTAGTGTCTCGATTAGTTGGAGTTAGCTATGCCTAGTAAATCGCCTGCACAGGCGCGACTCATGGCTGGGGCGGCACATAATCCAGCCTTCGCGAAGAAGGTAGGAGTACCGCCAAAGGTCGCGAAGGAGTTTAATCAAGCCGATGCCAAGACTGGCATCCTCAGGAAGAAGAAAAAGAAATGAACATAGACGAACAGATTCTTGGAGAGCTGCAAAACATCCGCCGCGAGCTGACGTCGATCCGTCAGTTGACCTCACAGTTCGTGAACGCGACTGTCGAGGCTGAGGCAGAGGTACCGGAGCGGATGAGACGATTCGCGATGTATATGCACGACGTTCACGATATGCTGAGCATGTATCGTGAGACTGGCCATGAGGCGCCACCTCACGTTAAGGACGAGGCGAACAGGTGTGATGACAGGTACAGGCAGATTCTGAATGACCTGTACAAGGACGCGGGGACCTTCGAGAAAATCCGCCGGGAGATGGCGGAAGATCCTGAGAACCGCTGGGATCACACAAGGCAACTAACAAAGAGGAGTAGAACTGATGAAGCAAGGCCAAGCGAGTCGAAGCACAACGGAGCCAAAGACGGAACCCAAGTCGAAAGCGGTCAGTGAGACTGCCGTGAGTCAGATTGGGTCACTCTTGGCTTACAAGAAATCTTCGCTCTATGAGGGGCGAGGGTACGAGGCACCTAAGGATAAGGCTTGTGATTGTCACAAGTCGGGTAGCCAAGGGAGACACTGATGGCTGCGAAGAAAGAAGAGGAACATCTCACCGAGGTACAGAAGCTCGCTGAGGAGGACATGGAGGACGCGAAGAAGTATAAGTCGCCCGTCGACGCTGAGCGCGTGAGTAAGCTGGTGAAGGCGGTCGATGGTCTCGCGGGCTTCCCGAGGCTTAGCCACATTATGGGTTCGCTGAGCCGTGAGCTTAGCGCACTCGAACTGAAACAAGAGGAGACTGATGCCGAAGAAACCGAGGAGCATAGCAAGAAGCTTCTCGAAGCTCAGGCGAAAGATGCGAAGGCTGCAAAGGAAGCGGCGGAGAAGGAAGCTAAAGAGTCCCCTCCTCCGGCGCCACCGATCCAGCCGCGTGACACAAGGAGCAAAGCAGGATGAAGTCAGGACACGACATACTAAGCGACTACGGTCGCGACGTCGACAAGCCTCAAGCGCCTCGCGCAAAGAGCGGGGGCGTGACAAGCGCAAAGACTCTCGACTATGCAAAGCCAAAAGGCCCCACAAGTCAAAGCGATGAGGGTCCGGGCCTGCATGGCACTAACCACGGCTGTGGACCACAAGGACACCACTGATGCCTATCTCTGAGGTCGATATTGCTAACCGCGCGTTGGCCTTGTTAGGGACTCGATCAACCATTGCCTCTCTTACTGAGAACTCGAACGAGGCACGTGCGGTTAGCACCTGGCTAGAGCCGGTCAGGGATGAAATCATCCGAATGGCACCCTGGAACTGCGTGACGACTTTCGACAATCTTGTCTTAGCTTGCGCAGCACCAGGGACTCCAGAGAACCCAACTACAGGAATGACAACATGGGGAAAAGGCATACCGCCCCCGCCGTGGGCCTACGAGTACCTGATGCCGCCGCTGTGCCTAAGACCAAGGTACATCGTACCACAGTTCACTACCGGTTTCGCGTCTGGAGTGCCTATAACGACGGCTATCACAGGCGGAGCACCATCGTTCTGGCAGGGTCCACCTGTACGGTTCGCTGTCGGGGTAGATCAGATAGACCCATCGACAGGGAAGCCACCTGTAGCCCCGGCGGTGGGAGTGGACACGAAGGTGATTTGGACTAGCCAAGAGGACGCGATCCTCTGTTACAATCGGCAGATCACCGACCCGAATATCATGGACTCGCAGTTCGTTAACTGCTGGGCCGCGGCCCTCGCGGGAAGGACTGTGTTTCAACTAACCGGAGACAAGGCACTAGCTAATTTGAAACTCCAAGAAGCCAACAGTCAGATCCAAGCTGCCCGAAGCGTGGATGGGAATGAGGGCTTGACTAAGAACGATGTCACGCCCGACTGGATCAGGATACGCGGAGTTGATTACCCAACTGATATGGGCTGGACTCCGAATATCATGTTCGATTGGGGCAGTACTTTAACAATGTATTGAGGTCGGTATCGTGGCGAGTTTCTAGGAATATCTTGCTGATGGCAGACAATATTATCCAACATTCATTCTCTGCCGGAGAGCTGGCGCCAAGCCTCCTCGCAAGAACTGACATTCCTAAGTACAAAGACGGTGCCGCGGTAATGCGGAACTTCTTTGTCGATCATAGGAGTGGTGCGAGCACACGTCCAGGCTTTGAGTTCTGCAATCATTGTGTCTATGGTAATTATGCAACGAGGCTTATTCCATATCAGCTGTCCGCTGACTCCACGTTCGTGATCGAGTTTGGCCACGAGTATTGCCGCTTCTATACGAATGGTGCGCCAGTACTGGAAGGGTACTTGGCGATCAGCATGTTCTATCACGAAAATCCTGCATGGATTGACGTGCCAGGGCATAGCTATACCGCAGGGCAGTCGATTTATATAACCGGCACTGGCGTCCCGCAGCTAGACGGCCGCATGTTCACTATAGGAACAGTGAGCGGGATCGAGCTGGAACTCTATACGACAGACGGCCATCCAGTTGACGGGACTGGCTATGGAGCGTATACAGCGAATAATGGGTCGGTCGCGCGGGTCTACACAATCAACTCACAGTACTCTTACCAGGACCTCGCGCTGCTGAAGTTTTTCCAGCTGCAAAGCGTGATGACGCTGGTCCATCCGTCGTATCCAGTCACCACGCTGCAAGCGGTGGCCTACAATAACTGGTTCTTCAGCTCTGTGAGTTTTGGGACGACTGTCCCACCACCGAATGTGAACTATATCGCTACGACGTCAGGCGGCTCGACATTCTACAGCTACGTCGTAACGGCAGTCGATATTAACAATCAAGAGAGTGTCGCGAGCAATCCAGGTAATATTGCGAACGCAGTGAATATCAGCGCGACAGCTGGAACGATCACACTTGGCTGGGACGCTTCCTCCGGCGCAGTTCAATACAACATCTATAAGGCTGAGCCCTCGTTCAATGCAGCGCCTCCCTCGGGTGCGGCCTATGGGTTTGTTGGGTCAGTCACTGGAACGCAGTTCACTGACTCGAACATTGTGCCTGACTTCTCTCAGTCACCGCCTGTAGTGAAGAACCCCTTCGCTAATAACAACTATCCAGGCTGCGGATGCTATTTCCAGCAACGCGCGTATTACGCTGGCTCGACACAATACCCAACGACCTTCTGGGCTTCACAGCCAGGCATCTATAACAACTTCAACACCTCCGACCCGGTCGTTGACAGCGACGCGATCACAGGTACGCTCGTTAGCTTACAGATTAACGCGATAAAATCAATGCTGCCCATGCCTAGTGGGCTAGTGCTGCTCACGGCCGCGGGGGCCTGGGTCTTATCGTCTGGGCAGGGTGGACTGGCTACTACATCGGCTGTTACTCCGGGTAATGCTACAGCTACTCCGCAGGCATATAATGGCGCAAGTTATATTCCACCGATCGTTGTCAACTACGACATCTTATATGTCCAGTCGAAGGGCTCGATTGTCAGGGATCTCTCTTATAACATCTACGCTAACATTTATACCGGCGCTGACATATCCATTATGTCTAACCACCTGTTCTTCAACTATACGATTACTGAATGGGCCTGGGCGGAAGAGCCGTGGAAGATTGTTTGGATTGTCAGGACTGACGGCGATATGCTCTCCCTTACTTATGTAAAAGAGCAAGAGATGATTGGATGGGCTCACCACGATACCGCGGGTCTCTTCAAATCGTGCTGTACAGTTCGCGAGGGCAACCTTGATGTGCTGTACGTTGTGGTGCAGCGGCAGATCCAGGGTCAGCTCGTTCAGATGATTGAGCGAATGAGTGAGCGGATTTTCGACTACGGCGTGGAGAGCGCGTTCTGCGTTGACGCCGGAAAGCAGACGGCGCTTTGGTTCCCGCAGACTACGCTCACGTTGTCCTCGCAGAGCGGGCCAGTGACATGCTCAAGCGATCAGGCTGTGTTCAGCTCAGGGTGGGCTGGCGGCGTTATTATCCGCGCTGACGGCGGGATCATTCGAGTGACAGGATATATTTCAAGTATCGTGGTAACGGGTGTCTGGTTGCAGCCACCACTTGAGATAACGGAGGAGCCAGAGGTCGAAGCGTTCCTGCCTCCATACCCACCGGGACAGTGGTCAGCGGCTTCGCCCAACACGATCTTCTATGGACTGGATCACCTCGAAGGACAGACTGTCTCGATCCTAGCAGATGGTGTTGTGCAGCCACAGCAAGTTGTCACGAATGGCAAGATAACGCTGACAACGCCAGCCACTAACGTCATCGCAGGTCTGCCCTACAGTTGTCAGCTTAAGACGATGTATCTGGACGCTGGTGAGCCCACGATCCAAGGGAAGCGCAAGGCGTTGCCGAGTGTAAGCATTCGTGCGCTCGAGACTCGCGGAGTGTTAGCCGGGCGAACGTGGAACACGCTGACTCCGGTAAAGGACTTCAACTCGAACATCGTGCAGCCTGGGTATTGGGCACCCCCGCTCGTGACGGGCGATGCCTACTTTAAGCTCGATCCGCTGTATGATGTACCGGGGCAGGTGTGTATGCAGGTGAATGATCCTGTGCCAGCAACCATACTGGGTATTATTCCTGAAGTGGTTGTCGGAGACACGTCTGGCGGCGCCGGAGGTAGAAGGTGAAGATAGAGACGGCAGGACAGCATTGTGCGATTCGCCGAGTGTACGGCTTCACGGACGTGCTGGGCTTGCTGGTTGGGACTGAATATGAGCATGATAGGGTCTCAAAAGCTGTTGTAGAGAGTGCAATGAGGAACAGCAACGAGGCTTGGGTAGCGACTTGCAATGGGGAAACTGCTTGCATCTGGGGACTGACTCCCAGAGATATGACGGCAGATGAAGCATATATTTGGTCGCTGACAACGGACGTAGTACGGAAGTATCCCGTGCTGTTTCTGCATTGCACGAAAGACGCTATGACGGAGATGCTTAAGAGGTATAGTAGATTAGTAGGCCTGTGCGAGGACGAGAGGTCTAAGAAGTGGCTCAAGTTATTTGGTGCCACATTCGGCTCGACTTATCTCGGATACCAGGCTTTTGAGATTAGGAGGAAGTGATGGCAATGGTTGCGATGGGCGCTTCGCTCCTTGGTGGAGTATTCGGCGCTATGGGCGCTATGGAGCAGGGTCAGGCCCAGTCGAATATGATGACCTATCAGGCTCAGGTCGCGCAAGCAAATGCTACGATCGCAAGCCAGCAGGCTGCGTATGAGACGAAGAAGGGCGAGGTTGCAGCGCAAGAGCAGGGAATAAAGACTAAGGCGAACGTAGGAGCTATCGTCGCGCAACAAGGCGCTGGGAACCTTGATGTTGGCTCGGGATCAGCGGCAGATGTCAGCGCGAGTGCGGAAAAGCTCGGTGTTTATAATGAGTCGCTCGCGCGGGCGGACGCAGCGAGGAAGGCATACAACTATCAGGTGGCGGCGTTTGGAAGTAGTGCTCAAGCAGGGCTAGATCAGTTTGGAGCTCAGCAAGCTATAACTGGAAGTTACTTCACCGCGGCTGGCGATTTGATTGGCGCTGGCGGATCAGTCGCAGGCAAGTGGTATCAATATTCTGGTGGTAGTAGTGGCGGTGCGCCTAGCGCATTTACGTAGGAGTAGGTTATGCCAAGAATACCTTATGATCCCGGCGGAGGGGATCAGCCGAGTCAGTTCTACCATATGGAATCGTATGGGCCTGGTTCGCGTCCAATAGACATACACACCGATCCAGTGATGTTTGGCAGCTCAATCGGGGCTGGGTTAGAGAAGATTGGTCAGGGCTTAGATAAGACAGCAGAGTCTTTCTACAATATCCAGAATTTCAAGGACGAGGCGACTGTCAACAACGCTGTGACTGACAACTTCACACAACTTGCCGCTGAGACGGAAGAGTTCAAAAAGCTCCCAGTGCCTGAACAGCAGAAGCAACTTCCTCAGTTCCTCCAAAGAGTCAAGGATTTAACAAATCAGGGCTCTGCCAATATGAGTCCTAACCAGAAGACTCAATACGATCGACAGACTCTCTACAACGTCAGGAACCACATCAATACAGCTGTGACCACGACGGTGGAGAATGGACAGAAGTATACGGTCAGCTCTCTTCAAGGACAAACCGCTACGCTGATGGACAATACAATGGCTAACATCAGTGACGATGCAACTGTCCAAAAGAACTTCGCTCAGATTAAAGCTAACATAGCTCGTGAGGCTGAGATTAGCAAGGTAGCGCCAGAAGCACGGGACTTTCATGCTAAAACGCAGATGGGTGCTGTTGCCAGAAAAATCATAACAGACTTAGTGAATGGACCGACTCATGATACTGCACGCGCGAAGGACATCTTGGGTAAGCTGTATAACAAGGATCACGAAGATCAAAGTCATATATTAGGAACGGAGTTTGATTACTTGAGCAAGGTTATTCGTGAGAGAGAACTTGGTAATGCTACGGATCAGGCCTCTCACGGGAACTTCACTCCAGTGCCAGGATCAACCCTCCCGCAAACCAAGCCAACGACTCAACCGCAGAAGAAAAGCGAGACGACTGGCAGTGGACTATACAATCTAGCCAGCTACACTCACGATGATGAGGACGCTCCTGTTGCTCATCCAGGTAGTCCCGGCAGTTCGTTCCTCTCTGCTCGTGCAGGAAGTGGTGTCGATACGAGTGGGCTGGCACCAAACTTCGCGAGTAGACTCGAGACAGCCATTCGCGCGGCTGAAGCACAGACAGGCGAGAAAGTAACCATCAATGACGCCTACCGTGACTCGCACAGACAAGCACAGTATTACGCGAACTACACTCGCCGACCAGTAACGTGGCAAGGTCAGACCTACATGCCTCATGGCGGAGGTGGACTCGCCGCTCCTCCTGGGCGGAGCCGTCACCAGTTGGGCCAAGCGGCTGATCTAAGACGGGGCGCTGTCCTAAGCCTGCTGAGACAATGGCATGAGTCTGGTGTGCTTAGAAGCCGCTTCGGACTAGAGTTCTTACCAGGCCGCGCGTTCTACACTGATCCAGTTCATATCCAGCTTTATCGTGGCTGGGGCGGTACGAGAATGGCAGGAACTCAATAATGGCTGAATTATCGGATATTGCTGGTGCGGTACTGAACCAGCCGACAACGACTGAAGATACTACATCGACGACTCAACCTGAGACGACGGGGCAAGCAACAGCGGAGCAGCCAACTGATCAGGGCGCGACGGACCTAGCCACCGAGAATCAGTGGATGGCTGGCCTTAACAAGTGGGCTAATGATAACTTCGCTGATCCAGTCGAACGCCAGCATGTCATTGATGAGTCGATAAGGAAGAGGCGTAACAGGCTTAGCTCTGAAATAGCTCTCAACAAGATGCAGCTGGCTTCAGATAAGACAGGCCTTAATACAATCTTATATAATACTGAAAAGTTCGGAATCGGTCCTCGTAATGAGACCGAAGCTATGCAAATCGATCCAAACTTCTCTAAGATGCTCGCAGACGCCAAGAGCCGAAATAATGATATTCAGAAATATGTAGATAGTGTATTTGCACATAACTCTAAACAGGACCCACCCTTCACTGACGATCGACACAGAAAATTCGACGCCGCAGTTGGAATCATTCGAGATGCTATGGATGGAATAAAAGACAAGGACGAGGTTATAAATAAGCTGAATCCAGCTGTATTAGACTTGCCGAAGGCACAGACCCAGGAGCTAAATCGAAGGCTTCAAGGACTTAGGCGCAGTAGATCTGTTGAAGATAAGCTAGATGTTTATATGCACTGGGCAAATGACATCTTCAGTAAAGAGCTTGGCGCAACTCCAGATGAGGACACCCGTCTGCAAGTTAAGGGTGCAATGGAGGTTGAACTAAAGAGAGCACTGATAGCTAAGGGTGGTGACTCTCCAGTGCTTAATAGGTCTGACGTCGAGCAGGTCGCCAGCAACGTCGTTCGCGATCGAGCGGATAGAAGTGGCTTCTTTGGCAGCTTTGCTAGCCCACAGCGTCTGTACATGGTTCCGAAGGACTTTGAGAATAGTCCGGAGGCTCATGAATGGTCGATGCTGCATAAAGGCGCGACGCCAACTCCCGATGCTTTGTATGACCTCTATCGTAAGAAGCAGACTCAATGACAAACACGGACTTTGATTGGACGACTCTAACCAGTCGCGGTGGTGGTGGAGAAGCCCCAACCGAAGAGAAAACTCCGCCCGCTTACGGCTCTTTCAGCTCACCAGCAACTGCTACCTCGAAAGCAGTCGCCGACGCCAACGCAAATGCTGATCAAGCCGCGAAGAATATTGATCTTGCGAAACAGCTTGGTATTTCAACAACGGCTGTTGCCGGTGATCCAGAGGCTGCGAAGCGGCAAGTTAATGCTGGCAATGCTGCTTTCCGAGTTATGAGCAGCCCAATACTTCAGCAATACATCAATCAGAACCCAGAAGCATCAAAAGTCTCCAACGATGACTGGCAGATGCTCGGGGATATGGGAGAAGTAATTAACCAGTTTCCAAAGGGTCTAACGCCTAAACAGGTCTGGCAGGGAGTCGAGCACGGCGCTGATGCGCTGATGATCGCTGGGGGATTGATGCCAGTTTTTACTGGTCCTGTTGGCCTGCCAATCGCAGGGCTTGCAGCCATCCCATCTATACTGATGCACAGCTATGATATGTTTGATCGACTGAAGACAATAGCGGAGACGCCGGAAGTAGATGATGGCACTGAAGAAGGTGCGTTCCGCGCTCGGCAGATGCGCAAAGATCAGGATGATGCTATTGTAAGCCTCGGTATGATGCTTGGGGGACTGAATGCGGCTGCGCCAAAGGTATCGAAAGAAAGCATACTCTATCGTTCCTCGCCGACAGAGATTGATGCTTTTCTAAGGCAAGCTGGATTTGAGCCAGAAGGACCTCGACCGGGAGAGAGCCAGGGGCAATACGATCGTAGGAAGATAGATGAGTTCTTAGCTGCTCGCGAAGCGAAGGGACGAACTGGCAAGGAGACGTCGATCGCTGGGCTATTGCCTCCGCCAGACAAGATGACTCCGCTGAGCGAGGAGGCGTTGAAGGCCGGCAAGATGCCGCCTACTGGAGCGGACGCACTTATAGACAAGTTCAAGATGGAGAGCGCCGCGCACGATCTTGAGCTGTTCGACAAAGTATTTGGCATGGCTCAGGTCACGAAGACTAAGGGCCGATCGCCGGAAGCGCTTGAGAGCTTCTTCAGGATACCTTTCGGTGAGAATACACTCTCCGTTCCGTTGGAGGCTGTTCAGAAACTCTACGACAATCAGATGCCCGCAGTTGGAGACAAGCTTCTTGGCTTCGATAGCAGGATCGTAGATAAGTATAATGCCGCGATGAACTCTAACGAGGACATTCAGCTGTTGATGCGGCAGGTCCTCACTCATATGGACCCATCGACCTACCAAGCGCTGAAAGATGACTTCGTGCTGCGCAATGCTGGTGTGAGTAATAACGAGGGGAAGGAGATAGGGAAGCAGAAGGAACCGCCGGTCTCGACGCTGGATAAGCTATTAGAGAATCTGGATACAGAGTACGAGAGTCTCGATCAAGAAACAGTGAGTGACAAGGACTATCTCGAAGCTTTGGAGAACGCAATTAATGTTGGTGTTAAGCCAATCGCAGAGCGGTTAAAAAGTGCTCAGTGGGCTATGGATAATAAGCGCCCTGACATTGCAGAAGCTTTGGCAGCTCGTGCGGAAAGTCGAGCCCAGAGTCTTAGTACTGTACCTGATGTTCCCGAGGATTCTCCTCGATATGTGAAGGCCAAACAGCAGTTAGAGGATCTTAAAACTCAAGCGGTAGAGGAAGCTAATAAGCTAAGAGAAATCGCTGGCCCCGTCAAGGTTAAGGTCCGGCCACCGAAGGCAGAACAACCAGAACTGTCTGTGCTCTCTAACAGTGGCAAGATTATGCACTCTGCTATGAAACTGGCGGAGCGTTCGATTTACTTCCAACCACTCTTTCAAGATCAAAAAACTCTCTCACTAACCAAGCCAACCTATGCACGTCTGTTCAATCTGATTGAAGGTGCAGAGAACGAAGATTTTCAGAAGCTCTTCGCTCGCGAGACGAGGCTCGCTAAAAAACGATTGTCCCCTGAGTGGGAAGCGAACAGAAAGCGGATGGAGGAAGAAGCCACTATTGATATGAAGTACGAGAGCGGGATCGCGGCGGACAAGTTCATTCGAACCGGGGTGCTTCCCAATGGCGCAAGGGTGCCGGGGCGGCAGAAACTGCTTCGATCGATCGTGGAGAGATTCGTTAAAGCTGGACAGGCTCCGAAGGAAATTCTCGATCTCTACACTCACCCCGAAGGTGTGCCACCAGATGACATAGCTAGCAAGCTCGATTTCAACTCTGGCGCTCAGATGATTAAGGAGCTGGGCAAGTATCTAAGAGATAAGGGCGATCAAACGCCTGCTCAGTATCTAAAAGATCGAATTGACGAAGAGACGAATACTAGGATGGAGCAACGCTACGGCGATTTGTCAAAGAACATTTTTGATGAAGCGACTGAGGCTGCTCTTGCACAGTATCACATCGACATTCTCGATGCTGAGATGAATATTATTAGAGAGAATCTTGGAGACCAAGCGCCTGAATACGTGTCGAAAGAGGACCTAAAGAAGAATGCACTGCAAGAACTTGGTAACAAGCCCGCGGGCGAGATTCAGTCGGAAGTGTTTAGGAAAGCTTCTGAGAAGAGTGCAAAGCTGGCGTTCGACGCCGCCACCAAGAAGGATTGGCCCACAGCGCTGAAGATGAAGCAAGCGGAGGTTATTGCGATTTACAAGATGAAAGAAGCGCTGGCCTTCGAAAAGCGATTTAACAAGGCGATGGACGGCATCCTCAACAAGTATGGAATGAATCGAACGCTGTCAAACGTGATGCAAGACAGTGTTAATCAGATTCACAATATGATGCGAATGGTTGGGCTGCCTCAGCCACGCGAGAACTCTGAATTATCCGCCGCGCTGGGAGGCCCTACTTCACTCATTGATTACATCCATAACAAGGCTATGAGTGGCTTCGATCCTATCGTCAACACAGACCTTCTCTCAAAGAACACGCGCTGGGAGAACTATGACTTCTCCAGGTTCACAATGAACGAGTTTGACTCGTTCATGGCCGGGATTGAGAGCGTCGATAATATCGGCAGGCGCGAGAAGTTCCTTGACAATGCTGGCAATAAGATCGACTTTGAACTGGCGATAGAGCAGGGAATTAACGAGCTTACGAGATACAAGCCAGTTTCAGAGACTACAATTCCAGCTAGAAACTGGATTAGAAAGACTGACGCCTTCCTACGAAAACCGGAGCAACTGCTTGACTGGGCCAGCGACAGTGAACCTCTTGGTATCTTCAACCAGATATTCAAGAACTTGTCAAACGCGAAGATTGGAAAGTATGATGATCTGAAAAAGCTGGGTCAGCAGATAAAAGCATTGAGAAAGCTGGCATCTGTTAAGGAGATGCATAAGATCATAGGAGAGAAAATAGATAATCAAGTGTTGATGGATTGGAAAACTGGGAATCCAATGGTTCTGACCCACGCCGATTTACTTGGTATGATGGTCCACTTTGGTAATACGAGTAACTTCGATAAGCTGACCGCTCCGTTTGAATGGTTGGGACAGCAGAAGCAGCTTGACCCTATAGCTATTAAGATGCTTGTGAAGGAGAATGCTACGAAAGGCCACTGGGACTTCGTGCAAGGGTTATGGGATATTATGGCTGACCTGTGGCCACGTGGGCAGGAGCTAGCGTGGCGAACCTCTGGCACAGCGCCGATGGAGATAAAGCCACGGGCACTGTCTACAGAGTTTGGAGAGTATAAAGGTGGTTATTGGCCGCTCCGCGCTGATCCAAGATGGGTAGGCCCTCGTGGAGATGCTAGTAATGTTTTTGGGCTCGATCGGTACTTTAGAGCGAGTCCACCGAGCAGGTGGGATCATGCTCGCACCGCTGCCGCGTACCCACTGAATCTTGACATCTCGTCTGCGGTTCCACTCCTTAGCGAGTACATTCACGATTTGAACTTTCGCGAACCGTTGATGGATGCTGCGAGGTTCTTGCTAGATAAACGTATTCAACAGCAAATGAACAGTGCTCTTGGCGAGGCACATCAAAGACAGATAGAGCCTTGGCTTGCTTATATAGGATCTGGTAAATCGGTAAACGATCAGTCCTTAGTGGCTCTAAATGAGGCTGCTAGATGGAGTAGAGAGCGGATCGTTACGGCACAGTTGTTATATCGCTTCTCGACTATATTAAAGCACTCAGTCGCTGCAGCAGTTGACAGCTTTGGCGAGGTTGGAATACCACACTTCTCAAATAACTTCGTGAAGATATGGATGTCTCCGGATAGCCAGAGATTGCAGCAGGAGATATATGAGAAGTTCGGAGAGATTCGTCATCGTGCTCATGATCAGGATCGAGATATTGGAGCGAGGTTAGATCAGGCAATCGGCAATCCAAGCATGTGGAACTACGCTATATGGCTGGGTGCTCAAGGTACTACCATCGGCGATCTCGCTACTGCCTATCCTACCGCGCTTACTGCATATGAGCAGGCTCTAGAAGCTGGACATGATGAGGATACAGCTATCTATCTAGGGAATAAGGCTGTTAGGAACGCACATGGCTCATCCGGTGTTACTGATCTAGCTCCGATCATGCGATCGAATGACTTGACAAAGTTATTAACTGTCGCGTTTAGCTTCTTCAATCATTCAGAGAACAGGATACGGTCGATTGGTAGAGATGTAAAGACTGGAATAGAGGACTTCAGAAATAATGAGACCGCTCGCGCGTACACTAAGTTTGGGAGGGCTGCATGGAGAACTTTGTTTTATTTGGCTATTCTTGGATATGCAGAACAGAAGGTGGAAAAGGGAATGGGTCATGCTCAGACGTGGCCGGAGTGGCTAGGTGAGCAAGCAATGGACGAGGGGGTTGGAGTCCTGCATCAGGTGATGGGAGCCTATCCTGTTGTCAGGGACTTCTCCTATGGAATAGGTAAGGCAATCCAATCTACAGCTGCTGGAAAGAAGATACCTCACGACTTAATGCTACAATCTGATCCTATGATTCAGCTTCCAGAAGCTATAGGAAAAGGAATATATTCGACGTATCAGACTGCAATGGGTCACATGCCTGAACGAGCGCCACACGACGTAATTCAAATGCTTGGATACTTGGCAAACATACCAGGCTCTGGTCAGATAGCTGAGTCCACTCAGTTCTGGTGGGACCTGCACGAGAATAAACAGCAGGCTGAAAATCCATACAGGGTTGGACGAGGATTATTACTCGGCAAATCACATCCAGAGGAGTTGCCGGGGGCGAAGAAGGGCTGGGGCGGATCGCATAGGAGTAAGTGGTGATCTTGGAATTAGTGCTGTTGACTGCTCTCGATGGCTCCCCGCTTTGGGTACAGCGCTGTGACATTCAGATCCTGCGCGAGGCGAACATACAGTGCCATCATAAAGGTGGAGCAGGCATCAAGGTACTTGGCACCTCATTGTGTGTCAAGGAGACGGTGGATACGATAAGGGAGATCGTCAATGACAAAGCTTGCCGGTAAGGTCAGTTGGTTCGGTGGGCCAGACGACGAAGGCGTCAAGCCTGATGAAGGGCTCGCCTTTATCTACAACGTAGACATGAAGCCAGAGCTATTCCTAGACTACCAGCCCGAAGGCACGACAGGTCTCGCTCGCCGCCTCAATCCCGAAGTCTACTACATCGCCACGCGCTGGGACTACGACGAGACCCCTAAAGATGAGCTTCTGAATATAATCTGTTTTGTCTACGCGCCATCGACGGGCAAGGGTTTCCTTGCGTACCCGGCGGACTGGGGTCCACATGAATCTACCTACAGAGTTGCGGACATCAGTCCAGGTTTAATGGATATGCTCGGTATAGAGACGGACGACGAGGTAGAGGTTTATTATCCAGTCGGTGTCCGGTTCAGTGGAGTATAGTGCGGGACACCCTGCTTGAACTCTACTTTGAGCATGTTCGACTTAACCATAGTCTCGATCGTCTTTGCCAGGTACGGCGAAGCCACTCGATGCTTGAGGAAGTCGTAGAGGAAGTGCTCAGGCACTGGGCCTCCGATCGTCTTGTATATCTTCATTAGGTGATCCCGAGTATCTTCCATCGCGAGGGCCTCTGGCGTCGTGGTCATCTGCCTGAAGATTTCTGGCATAAGGCTCTCAGCTTCAAGGAGCCAGGCCAGAGCTTGATGAAAGTCCTCTGGGAAGACTTGCAGCTCATGTCGATGGGTCAGCGCCGCCACGACACCGAGCTTAAGAACATGCGCCGCACGTCTGCTTCGGTAGTGCTCTAGCCTGCCATGATCCGGCACTGGCTGCTCACCACCTCTTACCCAGTTCTGGATTTCTCTTTGGGCCTCCAGCGTCCACATCGCTTTGCCTTGGAACTTAGCTATTAACTGAAGATCGAATAGCAGGTCTTTGAAGAGCTGGTCCCTTACCATTCCATCGTCTGAGTCATCGAACAAGTCCATCCCATTCGCGGCCTTCTTCCCATAGACGAAGATGGTTCGCGAGGTAAAGCCCTGGTCCCATGCGCCCACCGGCAAGAGCGTATTGAGATACGACGGGGTGGTCCCAGCTAAGATGGACAGCTGAGTCTTCTCGATCTTCAAGTGATTAACCTTGCCAGTGCGCCGCCGCTCTTCGTATAGTTCGCAGTCGTAGATTTTCGTCAGGACTCCCATGATGGAAGCCTCATAGGCGGGGAGGAAGTTCTGAAGCTCAGAGCTTATGACTTGGAGCGAGTTGTAAGTATCGTACTCAGGGAAGGTGATGTTACGCTTTGCGAGTGCTAGCGCGTCGATCAGTGATGCGGCGGTTACAGACGACGGCGCAAGATGCATCTCATCTACACCACGCAGAAGCTTCTCACACAGTGAAAGAACAACCGACTTACCTGAGCCCGGTGGGCCAACTAGAACAACATACAGGTTGGGATAGAGGATACCTTTCTGTGTCTTATTCCATACCTTGCGTTCCAGTACAGAAGCAATAACACTGATCGCTGCCCACTTACGCCACATTTCAGGTGCCTCACTTCCGTCAGTGAGATTGACGAAGGAGGTAATCCAGTTGGGTAGGCGGCGGACGCTTTCTTGTGCGACCGTCCTTACCTTTCCACTTTCGAAGGCCATCGGTATTTTCTTTCGAGTACGAGGACCAGTTCCAGCCCACCTTGGCCTCACTAGGGATCAGCAGAGTCCGACCGTGCGACAACTCTAACGGGACTTCAATCGCTTTCATTACTACAGGTATGATCTGATCTTCCAGGTCTTCGGGATATTGGATCAGGATCGCATCGTGAATTTGGAGCAAGAGTTGGCATATACCCAGGCGCCATACGTTTAACATGCCTCGGTTTAGAATGTCTGCGACTGAACCTTGCGGGTTATATGCTATAGCTTCGCGAACAGTAGCGTCATCATTACGCCTGCCAAAAAACCAGCGCCGCCTACCAGTAAGACTATCCAGGTATCCAGCTTGAGCGAGCTGTGATGCGACGGCAGCGTGCCATAGTTGGTGGGCTGGGAAGGCTCGAAAGTATTTTGTCTGGAAGGAGGCAATGTCCTTGGCTTCGAGTTTGGTGTGTTTTGCCATAGTAATAGGTTTACCGTTATAGTTCGTTCCGTGTCCGAGGACCTTCGCCATATGTCTATAGCTATGCTGGCGGTAGAAGGGTCGCTCAGCAACTCGTTTGTCTTGTTCCAAATCCCCGGTCCAAGGCTGATCGGCCCATGCGAGCCTGCAAACCGACGTGTGCAAGTCCCCAGATTCACAGGCGTCAAGGTATCGTCCGTCATGAAACAAGTTCCATTCTATTGCGCCCACTAGCCGGGACTCTGCTTGCTCAAGGTCGATGTACGCGAACTTCATTCCTTCGTCAGAGACGAAAACGCTTCGCAGACGATCCTCAATGTTCTGCAGGTTCGTTCCAGTTCCGAACTCAGAGAGGCTAGAGCTGAAGCGTCCCGTTGAAGTCCCCGCAATATTGTAGGAGGTACGCATTCGACCGTCTCTATCAATGTCTGTTTGCAGGACACTAATCTTTTTTGATATATCTCTAAGTCCGAGGATATGGCTGATAAGCGGCTGTGCAAGGAAGTAGCTGTCAAGTTGCTCAAGGGCGTCACGGTCGACTGTCGGGGTGTATGTCCACTGTCCTTTAATGAGACGACGTTTCTTGATTGGGGGGATTCTGAGTCGCTCATAGAACAGCTCCATTAGTTGTTTGGGGCTTGCATAGTTAACGCCAGTCGGCATACCGATGCCATCCTTCACCATCGCATGAAGGTTGGCATTGAGTTGCTGTATCTGCTTTTGATATTCGCCGATAACCCTGTCGCGGAGTTCGAAGTCCACGAGCACACCGCGAATCTTCATTTCCAAGACAGGCGCCTGAAGAGATTTAGAAAACTCGTAGGTGGCCCTAGTCGTTTCGGTCAGTTGAGGTTTCAGTACATTCAAAACCTCTGTTGTCACGCAGCAATCCAAACCGTTGTAGAGCCATAATTTCACGGTCTCGGACTGCGGCATTGTCAGAGCTGTTAGCTCGTGAGTCTTTATTGATTGCATCGTCCTCGATCCTTATTACTTGCTCACGTCGATCGGGCCGCAGCCATCTTAGATGGACTTCCTTTCCCAGACGGGCAGCTCGAACGATCCCCCAGACCATGCCAGATGTGATCCCAAGGTCCATGTATACTGCGACGAAATCTGCAACTTGGAGCCAGCCCGCCGCAGCGTTAATACCTCGCATCCGCTCCACAGGGATCTTATCGTCAAGTATTCCTTTCTGTGTATAGAGAAGGTGTGATGCAAACGGCGATTCTCCTCGATCAAGAGAATCTCGAATGCATTCACGACTGTACCTGACATTCTGAAAGCTCCCAGCGAATGGAGATTCAACTATAACTCTCATTTTAGTAGTCCCTGCTTCCACAGAGCAGTTCTCTTGTGCAGAAGAAGGCGCGGACTCTCATGCAGCTAGGTAGCCAGTACAGATGTCGCTGCTACTAACGATTGGACGACACCATGCAGTTGGGTCATCGTGTGGAACAGCTGGACGCCATATTGGAGGGTTGAGAAAGCAATAGCCTGTGGTGGTGGAGCCGATAACTTGATAGAAGAAACAGCTGGCGCATGTGTTGCCAGCCACTGGTGTTCGTACATCACTCATGTTAGTCCTCCCTCTTAATCGTTTCCTTACCCTTCCGCATTAGCTTCCAGCTAGCCTCATTGGTATAAACGCTGCCCAGGAAGCCCAGCCCCTTCGGCGACTCCGGTTGGAGTGCATGATGAAGGAGCATAGTATCTTCGTCGTAGTTCGTGACTGTTATGCCGTACCCTCGCCAGAGGAAGGTGATGTCATACAGTCCGTTCTGTCCGGATTTAGGCTGAGGCATAGCAAGTACTCGTCGAACAAATCGCCACGCTTCTTCCTCTTCTTGAGGATTGTCCCAATAGCTACCACCTGGTTTGCGAGGGTCACAGAAAGGAATGACGAGTGCCGTCTCTGGGTTTGGAGCGAAGCCGATGCAAGTGATTTGGTCCCCTGCTGTTTCAATATCGAAGCTGATACTCTCACAGTGAACGAGATGTCTGTCATAAAACCACTCCATGTCGCTGAGCGAAGGCTCTATGTAGACGGTTCGCTCGGGTCGTCGAATCTCGGGATACTCGGACTCGCGACGGGCTTTGCAGAAGTCGAGGACTGTGACGGGGCGGAGGGACCACTCCCGGCAGACGGCAGATGGGTGATAGGTTGGGAGTATTTTCGTGCCGTTTGCTTCCGGCGCCGCGGTAACTGTGATAGCTCCCCGAAGCTTACTAATTCCTGTAGTAAGCAGGAGTGCCCAACATGCTGTGTTACCCAATGCGATAATAATGTTTGGCCGCACTCTTTGCACATCACTGTATAGACGCTGTACCTGGGGTAGAAACTCTGGACGAAGGTATTTCCCCCTGGATAGTGCGGGCAGACTACCTGTAATCGTGGGCTTTGGACTACAACACAGGTTTTCGATATCGTTCGTAGGTTTAGGTCTGAGGTTGAAGACGTTTGTGACATAGCACTCACTCCTTTTTATGTTTGCCTCACTAAGCATCCGCCATAGCTCGTAGCCGGTAGGCCCTACGAACGGGGATTGCATCCGCTCTTCCTGCTCGCCCCAGGCCTCGCCGACGATCATGATCTTACAGAGCATAGTAGTTGTTCTCTTTCCAAGGGCACTGATCGCGGAGCATGATGCAGCCACGTCTAGCGGATCGCACTGTCGATCCGCGGACCCAGACTATCTTATGACAGTCAATACATCCCACTGATGTCTCGTATGCACCGTAATATACCTCAACCTTTATAACACGTCTACCACCTGGCTTACGCTCTCCACGCCACCACAAGTGTTTAATAAAGAAGTGACTATCAGTATTGAGTTTGTAAGTCTCTGGTCTACGAAGCAAGTCTCTTTGTATCTCTGATACCTTTTTCTTCTCATCATCAGTCACATCACCCCTAACCATTATCCTGTTAAGGAGTATCATTCCACTTCTGTTATCCTCCGAGAACTTCATCACCTCATTCCCCTCTTACATAGATGAACCTTATTCTCTTAGAAGGATAGTTCAGATTATTTAAGCGAACTAGTTTCCCTATCTTAAGCTTAACCATAGTCTGACTAACACCTATTCTTCTTCCAATAGCTTTGTAAGTCAGTCCTTCGCACCGAAGCATGAAAGCGTGTTCAGCAGTGGCTTCATGATATATAGAGACGAAGTGCCTTCGCATTTTGAACTGATGTTTGAATGGATCTGTCATCGCCTCATTCTCCTCGCTGCTTCTACATTGAGGTTAGCACGTTCAGTAAAGTCCTTGTTTATTTCTACGCCAAGTATGTGCGCTGCTCCAAGCGACTCGGCAGCACGAAGGGATACTCCCGAACCACACGTAGGGTCGAGGACGAGAGAGTTCTGATCAACGAACATACGGAAGAAGTGACGCAGTACTGGCTCGGCCTTCGTGGACATATGGCTGGTACGGTCGGTAGGAGCTGCGTAAGCATTACTGACACTACTAATAATCTTACGATCGCCTCGCGATCCAAAGAGACAGGTCTCGTAGATCCGTCTCGGTCCACGATGCGGATCTGGTAGCAATCCGATATTGTCTGACTTAAGCCAAACGAGTGGAAATGGGTCGATGGAGAAGGGGGTGTTAGATTGGAAGAACTCAATAGTGTCTGCGTAGTGGTGCATGGAGAACCAGAACATGATGTGAGCCGATTCTGCACATATCTTGTCCAGGTTCGTGGCAAAGGACTCGAGGAGTTTCCAATAAGAAACCTCGTCATCGTCGTAAGATCCGTGAGTGGCAACGGAGCCGCCCTGTTTAATGTTGTCTGCGTTGATCCCATATGGGAAGTCACAGTGAATAAAATTAAATCTAGGTCCTTCATATGTCTTCACCCATTCCATGAAGTCGGCATTGATGATGGAAGGCGGGTTCTTCTCGACAGTGACGTTGATACTTTCGCGCAGGGCCTGAAGCGACTTCTCATCTCGTCTGGAGTTAGATCGCTCCGCGATACCGATCGCAGTTGACAGGCGTGGGATTTCGTAGATTTTTGGATTGACCTTGGCCTCGCTCGCGACCATGAAATGGCTGGATAAGTGTTGTGCAGATAGGCCGATGGCTTCAGCTGTCTTTGCCTGGGTCCAGGTCTTATCTTGCGAGGCGCGAGTATTGTGGTATTCGATGATGGCTCTATTCTGATCTGCCCAGCTAATGTCGAGCCGTTTAATATTCTCTTCGAGTTCAATGAGCTTCAAGGTAAGACTTTCTACCTCGTCAGTGTACTGGACAGGGATTGTATCGTGACCGAGCTTTTTACAGGCCATGTACCTGCGTTCTCCGGCTACCAGCTCGAGGTCGCGAGTGACTGTGATAGGGTTTATGAGGCCAAGACGATGGATCGAGTCCATCAAAACGTCTAGATCCTTCTCGTCGATGTTCCGGCGCTGACGAATGTCACGGTGGACTATGATCTTTTCAAGAGGTACAGTGTGGAAGGAACCAGACGTCATGACATTCTCCTGGGCTGATACATACCATAAGATTATCTTAGCGTATGTATCTATCTGGGAAACCCCGCCCCAAGGGCTAGTGGGACAGCGACGAGGGGCGGGGCCAACCAAGGTGGTTAGTACTGTTACACCTTGGCTGTTGCTTTGACGACCTGATAGATTTGAGTACCGTCGTCTGACGCTTGATGGCCTAGAGTGACCATGACTTGTCGGCCCATAGCTTCGGGGATCATCGCGCCGAGGTTGGTCACGGGGACTCCTAGATGTTCATTGAGGAACTGCTTGAGACGCCACGCCGAGTCCGGCGTAACGAATAGTCTGTGCCGGATCTTCTTATCGCTGAGGGACTGACCATTCAGCGTATCTTGCAACGCTTTCTGATCCACGTCCGGTCCTGGCTGCACTGGCTTCAGATTGAAGTTCACACAGTCTGTGTTGTTTTTACCAATCTTCGCAAACTCGGGTTGACCGTCAACGATGCACAGGTATGTTCCTACAGGTAGGGCTTTCGGTGCTTCGATTTCATCTGCTGGTCGATTGAGAATATCTGCGAAAGACATATCAGCCATCTTACTAGTCCTCTTACTTGGGTTGGTAGGTTGCGGCTTTGACCGCCCACATCGCAGCTTCTTCGTAGGCCGTTTGAGCAAGTGCTGCGCATCGTGCTTGCTCGCCGGTTAGTTTTAACTTCTCGCAATAGTCAATGATCTGAGCTGTGTTTCCTTTAATCCAGTCCACATCACTATTATTAGACGGATTAAAGCTACCACGAACTCTCAGCAGCCCAGGTCCATTTCCACCATGCTCGTCTCGTGCCATGTTAGCTCCTTACTGTTTTAAAGAAGTCCGCTAGTCCCGTCTCAATCGGCATTGACGCTGCCATCTTGAATGCTGCTGGGTTCTTCAGGTCGACCAGTGCTGTTGGCAGCGTTTGGATAAGGCGCTTGCCGCTCGTAGTCTGGCAGAGCGCCATGTTCTCGAAATAGGCAGGGATAGTCGGGCCTAGTGCTTTCCCCACTGAGGACGGGTAGCCCTTCATTGTTCCATCCGGCCTGTCCTGCCATGACACATGGCTGACGACGATGACGTGAGCCTGGAAAGAGGCCGCAGTAAGTAAGGCAAGGGTTTTCTCCACTCCTTGCTGAGCTGTGTGATACCATTGTCTAGGGTCCTTCACTGTAGGGTTCAATGCTCTGGCCCAGTTGAACGCTGCATCACTGAAGAAGGTCAAGCTGTCCATAACCATTATGGTTTCCTGACCCCACTTCGATGGATCGCTACCGTCTGTCCACTTCGACATCAGTTCAATGCCGCGGGTGAACGCCTTCGGCATACCCGTAACGACTGGACCTAGAGGGGATGGTGCTAGCTGATCGCGAAGGGACTCAAACTCAACCGCCCCAAGCAGGTTCGGACAGTCCCGCTTGAGGATGATAGGGAGGATACCCCCAGCGAGCTTGTTGTCAAAGTCCCAGACGCGTAACCGATAACCGGCTTTGACAAGGCTCGCGAGGGCGCCCGTTTTCCCTGTACCGGAATCTCCGATAAGAAGGAGCTTGACGAAGGCAGATTGTTGTGCTGTCTCAAGAGTCGGCATTTGGTATTACCTTTATCGTGACCTTCACGAGATCACCTGCGTTGATGGGAGGTTTATCGGTGCTTATGCGGAGTGCTTCGTGTGATCCTTTCAAACTCATGAACCAACCGAGCGATGCTTTCTCGTACTGAGTCGTCTCGCCGAACCCTGACTTGTACAGGTGCTTGAAGCGTTCCTGAATGGTTTCGACCTGCGCGTAGAACGCGTAGACGGCCGGGATTTTTACCTTGGGATTAGCGGGTTCCATGCTCGCTTCTCAAAGTCAGAGTGCAAGAACACGTCGCGGACCTCCGGACTCTTCGAGCAGACCTTCCGGAAGTGACAGCCACCATACTTGTGGCAGCTTTTGTCGTTTTGAGGCCACTTGCCACGCTCAGCCATCTGCGTGGCTATGAAGAACCAGTAGCGAGAGTCCTCTAACCACTCATCAATCTGAGCGTCAGTGCGATAAGTAAAACCACGACTGAACCGAGTAAAACCGACTGCGATCTGTGCAGCATCTATAATCACTCCTTTGACTGGGGTTTGGTAAATGATCTTCGAGGCAAGGGTGTAGAGAGACATTTGGTTGTCGGGGTCGTACTGATCGAAGTAGTTAGGCGCCAAGGTGGAGCTAGTCGTCTTTCGATCCATGACGTAGACACCGTTGGAATAGTCAACGACTCGATCCAAATGTCCACAGAGGACATAGGGCTGTCCAGCTGCTGCATCCCAATCGAGTTCAAGCTTAAACGATAGTTCTACAGCAGGCTTCCCATTGGCCAGAATGACTGTCTTAGCAGGGTCGTCCTTGAACTGTTCAACATACCAGATCACCGATCGAATGAGAGTCTCGCGGGTCTTAGCGTTGTGCTCTGACACCCACGGCTTCCCATCTTCCCACGTCTTGAGCAGGAGCATCCGCACCGTTTCGATCAAGGCGATTTCATGGTTCGCCCCGACTGCCCGCATTTGGTCATAGTGTTCGAGGCCCTCGTGGTACAGTGAACCAAACTTCAGGTTCACTGCTTCCGCTTTGGGCCTCCATCCGACTATCATACTGTAGTAGTATTTGCGCGGACATTCTTTGAGCCAACCTAATGACGTGGAGTCCCAGGCGAACTGTACGTTTGTGCCTTCGATGAAGGGTGTTGCTGGTGTTTGTGCGTCCATAGTCATGATCTTTCAGAGGTCATTCAGGATGTTGTCGAGGTTAACGATCTTTTCGCCTGGCTCTTTCTTGAGCATCTTCTTCGTCGCGCCAGCGCTTTTATCGCCCAACGCAAACTGGTTCCTCTTATCGCGATAGTAGGCTATGATCTCGGCCAGGTCTTCCCGCGTGAGTTGAAGAGGGTCTTTCTGGAATAATGCTTGTATGTCGCTCATGGCTTGCCCCACATTTGAAGTAAAACGACAGCGATCGCTATTCCTAGCGACGCTGCCAAGGTTAAGATGCCTTCTATCTCTGAGTTCTCAGGTTCCCACTTCGAGGACATCAAGGACACCCTCGATCCGTAGCGGTGGAGTGGTTACTCTGTTCTCGGTTCTCGCGCGATGCCCCATGACAAGTTCGCGGATCACCTTGCCCGCTCCCAAGTTGCCGTGCATCTGCCTTAGCCATTCCCAGTCTCCTTCTCTTAGATTAAGCGTAACCTTTTGCAGAGGGTACGTCTCTTTACGAGCAGTCATGTGCTCCTCTCAGGTAGCGGAGGACGAGCCGAAGCTCGCCCCCCTAAGTGAAGCTTACGCCGACGCCTCTTCGCCTTCCGGCTTCTGAGGGATAGCCGCGACGAGATCGGCCAGATCGCCGCTCGCAGCCGCCTGCGCCTTCTCGACCCGCTCCTTCGCCAAGGCGAGGATCTCGGGGTTCTTCACGAGCAGCTTCTCAGCCGCTGCAGTGATAGCCTCCGCGGCGACGTTCTTCAACGCGACACCACGGCGCTTCAGTGCATCGCGAATCTGCTCCTTCGCCATACGCATGGCCTCGGAACGGACCGGATCGCGAGGCCCACCGACGCGACCAGCGCCGAACTCGTATTCGGCTGCGTAGTCATCGAGTTCCTCCTGAAGCTGAGCGATCACATCGTCGCCCAAGTCCTCGCCGTTCTGATCCTTTGCCTCCTTCACGGTGGTCGCGAAGTTGTTGCGGAGGTTCTCAGCGAGGGTTTGGTTCAGAGCATTGGCCTCACCGGCAGAGCACTCGTGACCGTCTTTGAACGGCTTCGGCACACGGAAGTTGATGCCCTGAATGAGAATCTGCCCGTTTTCACCCGTAGTCATATCAACCATTGTCATTCTCCTCGTTTGATTTACGCGGATTGTTCCGCATTTCTATGATACATATTCCGCCGGTAATGTCAACCGTCTATGACGATTATTTTTTCACCTTCGGCTTAATGTTCCGATTTACTGTCTGCAAGTCCTGGTGGCTGTCCTGTCCCCTCCTCTATTGTGTTTCCCTCATCGTCTACCGTTTGCCAGCGAACCTTCTCAAGAGAGTTCGCTCGCTTCTCAATAATGACCTTGTGGGTTCCGCTCTTTCGGCAGACAAACGCGGAGTAGATCGAGGCTCCGTGCATGATATGGCCTGGATCGGGATACAGTATTTTGTTCTGCTCCCGATCCTTCGCGACGAACGTCCACAAGTCATAGAGCACCTGATTACGAGAGTTCGTATCCTCAAACGACAGTACAACGCGATAAGGATAGACAAACGCCCGGTCAAAGTACTCCTTGAGATGGGAGTACGCTGTTATGTCTTTACCTCTACCCATCCTCTTCCTCTTTCTTCTCGAAGGTTTTCATATCCACTAAATAGAGCGCCTTCTTCGCTCGAGTTTCGATCACGTACCTGATATTCTGTTCCTGCTCTTGTTCTTCTTCAGATACGGCGTAGGTCGAGGGGATACGCCACGCATCCAGATGGTACACAACGTCCCATTCGAGTCCCTTTGACTTGTGACCGCTGAGCAGTTGAATTGGTCCACTTCGTCGAAACATATCCTCAGCGTACGCGATGGCTGCAGCGAGTGTCGGACCGAAGCCTGCAAACACACACATACACTCGGCTTTGTCATGGATACCAGCCTCGCCCTTTCCTTTCAGGAGTTTCTCTGATTTCCACCTGTCGATCGCGTTAAAAACCTCGTCCTGTGACATAAGGTCAGACCCAAACTTCTTCATCGTCTTGATTAGATTCGGTCCAATGTCAAAGCCGACCAACTTCACTCCGCGGCCGCGCTTCAAGAGCTTGAAAGCTAGGGTGATGAGCGGGGCGTTGTTCCGGCAGATGATCGCGGCGCCGTCCTCGATGCTATCAGCAGTCCAGTGGTCTAGCGACCGTACCTGACCTTCCGCCGCCCACTCCGGCCACTTCATGTGAGGCACTCGGAACCAAGCGTTCTTCACCACCTCGCGCGGGCAGCGGAACGACACGCTCAGTCCCATTTCCTGCATCTTGAACTGCTCTTTCATCGAGCCCATGCCCGAACTCTTCGCACCTCGAAAATGGTAAATGGACTGGAAGGGATCACCGACAGCGATTAGACGCTGAGTGACGAGCTTAGTGAGCATCGCGTGGTTTATCTCGGATAGGTCTTGAACCTCGTCACACATCACGAGCGGGTAGCGAGGAAAAATGCCTCCGAAAAGCGTGGGCATGTAGAGTTGATCGTCGAAATCAATGTTACCTAAGTAGGCTTGGCGTATTGACTCCGTGAGAGCTTGATCGACTAGTTCCATATCCACGTCATCTTCGTCCTGCGACGTCCAGAACTCCTCATTCGAGATCAGTCGCGTGGCCTGAGGGTACTTTCCTTCAGGAATGTAGCCAGCGATTTTCGCTTTATTGACCGCCTTCAGCGTTTCACCGAAGACATCATAAGCAGCACTCCGCTGATTGCGCGGTAGAGCATCGACGATTTGTTTGAGGATGGTGTAGGACTTTCGCGCGTCTAGCGTTACCTTGCGCGAGCAGGTTTTCATCCACACCCGATGGCCTTGCGAATTAAGCGTCAGGCAGGTAACGTGGCCGGGCAGCTTCTTCGACATTTCATCCGCGATCCTCTTATTAAATGCTAGGCAGAGGATCGGTTGAACGGGGTGGTACTTACAGATAAACTCAAGGGTGCTGGTCTTAGCAGCACCGGCTAGGGCGTCGATCATCAGATTGTCGTTGCATGACAGCACGAAGTCGATGATTGCCTCTTGCTCAGGCGTCGCGACTAGAACAACTTCCCGCTTCCCGTCGAACTTGCTGAGTGTATATTTGCCGATGACTTCAGGTTGAACTTCAGCTGATAGGATGTCTGCGAGACTCATCTTAGTTCACCTCTGGTGATGGCCGGACCAGTTTGTGTGGTCCGGCCTGATTTAACGTAGTAACCTTACCATAATCTGAGGTATTTGTCAATACCCCTTGTCACTGTTCTGTCTTAGTTTATTCCTCCTCTCGCGAGCGCGTTTAGGGTTTTGAGCATCCTCTTGAAATGCTCTGACACCTCGATCCATTGCTTCGCCCGCACTTGATCCTTTCGATTGTCCTCCATGCCGTGCAAGTGAGCCATCATAGCGGCGCTCTCTTGTGCTTGCACGACATGGTATCGCAGCTTGTCGTAGGTGTCAGCGCGAGTCGGGACTGCCATTACCATTCCTCTCAGTTAGAAACTGAGGAACTCGATCTGCCGCTTCCCGATTACTTGGAAGCTTCGAGAAGGTCTGGAAATGCTTCGCTTCACCAGACACCGCCTCGCTAAGTGACTCGTATGCGGCTCGCATGTTACTGATCTGCTGCATCAGCGCATTGTTAATGTCGTGCTGACGTTTGAGTTCAATCTCTGCCCGGTCGATCAAGTCCTTCGCTGTGCGAAGACCAAGCAGGGCATTTTCGTAGGAGTTCGCTTTCTCGTTCATCAGTTCAATCCTTTGTTATAGGCCCAACTCTGAAAGAAGCGCTTCTGCTTCCTTATCCTTCCGCTGTTTATCAGCGGTGGATTCCTTCATGGCCTGAAGCATCGAGTTATACTTTTTGTCGTGCTTCAGTCGTTGCTCAACCTGCCACTTGGTCAAGCAGCCATCCTCGGCCAGGTGCTTCGCACCTTTCGATCGATCGCGGAGGATGTTAGTGATAAGTTCCAGTCCTGCTGGGGTGGCAGGAAACGCGACGGTGTGGCCCTGGGTGAGACCGTCAAGCGGCGGAAAGCCGAGGACAACTGTGTCCCCGACCACCCAGATGCTCGCCGCGTAATCAGGTAGGTTCATTGTTCCCTCGCTGCAGCTTGATAGGCAGCAAGCGCCTCGGTCTTGCTCTTAAACATACCGAGGTGAACCTGCTTCCGCTTCTTGTAGATGCGTGCCTTCCAGTACTGATAGACGCGCTTCTTTCCATCTCGGGTAGTGTAGCGGACAGTTGCGAGTGTAACTCCGAGAGCTTTTTTCATCGCCAGAACACCCTGAAAATGCGACGGTAGAAGCCCGTCGCGCTACGCCGACCATTCTCAATGTTTGCGTAGTGGCTGCGGGTACAACCAATCCTCTGTGCAACGTCACGCTGAGACAAGCCGAGAAGCCTGCGCCGACGCTTCCAGCCGGGGCGAGTTGCAATGGCTCACATTTCTCATTCTCCAAGTTGTCGTCCTGTGCCGTCCTGTATGACTGGTGATGCTGCGCCATACCTTCGTCGTGCTGACGCTCTTTCAACTTCAGTTCTTCGAGGTAGGCAGTGTTCATCAGCGTGTCGTGCTCAGCGTCTTTAGCCAGCTGATTATCGCTCACGCCGTCAGCATAGCCCGACGAATAGGCTATTTCGATCTGCTTGTAGAGTTCAACGACAGCCTCATCGACTAGTCGTTCGTGGGGCGACTCAGGACCACCGAGAGCATTTAGAACAGGTCCGAGGATTTCGTACAGCTTGTCAATGGCTGCTTCTTCTTTCTGCTCTGCCGGCGTGTTGCCGGGAAGCATAGATGTGGTTACACCGGGAGGTAAATCCCAACCGAATTTAGTCATTTGCTTTCTCCGTTTGCTGAATGGACCGACAGGTCCTGTCCCTACTGTCGGCATCGCTGGGGCGGAAGGGCGCGAGCGCGGAGTTGACACGCATCTCTTACCCCGACAGGCCAGCATCTCGCTTATCCGCGCAAGAATAGCATGAGGTCGACCGTGAGACAGAAAACAATCACGGCGACTGCAAGCAAGTTAAACGCTTCCGTGCCTGGTACTTTCATATCGCTTGCTCGATGCTTGAGATAGCGGTCTCTAGTTCATTAACCGCTTCGTCCAGTTGAGCGATAGCGGCTTCCATTGCTTCGCCCTTCTCACCACCCTGCATGTTCTCGGGCAGTGCATCAAACGCACTCTGCTCGTCCTCTTTCTGAGTCTTTACCTTACCACGAACCTCATCGAGCAAAGAAATAGCTTCGCGTAGTGCTTTCCTTCGTTCTTCATTCATCGCCTGTTCCTTTCTGGTTGCGATTTAGAACTGTACCAAAGTCAAGTACCTGAACCAAAGATGTCGTCCAGGTCGATCTTAGTAATCCGCTGTGTCTGTACCACCGTGAGCTTCGGCTTGGCTTTGAGCCGATCCGTTGCAGGATAGTGATCTGGCATATCGTCCGGGAGCTTCCCGTCGAGGTAAGCGTACGGCACGTCGCCAGTTCGTACGTCTTGCAAGACCTCAATAGGCCAACTGTAGAGCGGAAAGGCTCGATGGCCTGACGTTGGAATGATCCAGGCATTTTCCTCTCCGATCTTCAGTGGTTCCGCGACGTCCAGCGTGGGCTCGCCTCTCACCTTGTGTAATATAAGGTAGATCATTAGTCGACCCTCGCGACTTCAAAATCGCCATTGGGCTGCACGACCGCGACCCAGGCGTGACGATAGAACACGACGAGTTCCTCGCGCATGAAAGCCTCAGCGAGCGGTTTCATCTCTGGATCGCCGGGATACCTAAGGACGTGGCCCTTGAGCATTTTGAAGCCCTTGAAAGGTCTCCAGCCGCCGCCGTGCTGATAGCAATCGTTAATCTGCTGCGCGGCAGACTTAGGATTATCCTCGTTCAGCCAGTACGGAATGAAGCCAAGAACCTCTGGGGTCATGTGCTTTTCGAGCATTTTCCACTTCATTGTCTTTGTCCTGTGGTGATGATATAACCAGTTTCGTCGATCTTCGAGTGGTCAAGCTCGTTGAACTTCTCGTGCGGGCCGTAATACCAGGCGGTATTCTGGTTCAGCACAAGGTCGATCTTCTCGACTGTTCCAGCGTCGGCGTATCCACCTTCGTAGCCGTGGATGACGACTCTAGCGTCAGGCGGCAGCATCTCTAAGATTCTGATTAGTTCTGATACTTTCATGTCAACTCTCCGAGTGGCCCACAGTTTTTTGCTGTGGGCCACTTTTGTCGTTAGACTACGCGTCGCTTACGCCGAGCAAGCAGCCCAAGGCCGAGCAGCCCCGAGGCGAACAACGGCAACGTGGCAGGGATCGGAACCTCGCTCACAGCCAAGTCAATTCGATTGTGCTCGAAGTCCGTGATCCCACCGCTCACGGAATCGGTGAGCAGGATGTTGAGCATCACCTCGTTATTGATCGCAGTGAAGGTGAAGCCTGACTGCCCCGTGCCGATCGTGCCCAGGTCGAAGCTGAACAGCCCGTCGTTTGTGGTGACGAAGGCTGTCACATCGCCTGTGCCCTTAAGGCTGAACACCTGAGTCGTTGTGCCGAGCACGTTATTGCTCGGATCAACCACGTCCCAGTTGATCGACGTGGTGTTGTCGATCTTGATGTCGTTGCCGCTCGTCGCCGAGGCGAACCCAGGCGTTAGATCGGTGTAGTCAACAAGGTCGATGTTCTGTCCGTTCAGCCCGCCGACGACTTCGCTGGTGCCGACAGACTCCGTGACGACGTTATTACCAGTCCCGCTAAGATGCGGGTCGAGGATAACGTCCGCATACGCTGGTGCCACGAAGAGGGCAGTGGCAAGTAGCCCCCATTTCAAGCTTCGCATTGGTAGTTCCTCTTGGTTTCACCGAGGTTTCCCCTCCTCGATGGCTGCTGGATAGCAGCGATAGCTGGCCCATTTAGGGCCAGCCGTCGCAACTATTCAAGGCCCTCGATCAGATTACTCAGAATATCACAGTGCTTTTTGCCGTTCTTGTTTGCCTCTTCAGCATACTCGATCAGCTTAAGGCAGGTTTCCGCGACCATCGACACCGCCTGCCCTGCATTCTGCGACTCCATCGCTTTCGCGATCGCCTTCGTTACGGTTATGAGCGTTTGATATTTGTAAGACTCCGCTAGCACGTCGATGATCTCGCGAATAGCGTCCCGCTTAATCTCTTGCGGGGACTTCGAGATCATTACAATGCCGAGTGCAGTGTACGCGCCGAGCTTGGCTCGAGCGAGCGGGCCGAGCTTCTTCAACTCTACGTCCAGTTCCGCTTCAGTCATTGTATTCTCCGATTATGGGATAAGTCCTGCCACATCAAAAGCCCACGCAGTCATCGTGGCAAACAGGATGACTAGCGCGAAAGCGAACGAGGCGTTCGCGATTACTTCATCGTGCTGCTTTTGTGTCATTAGTTGATCTCCTTTCGCTGTTCCATGCTCAGTGAAACTCCTCACCGTGCAAACGCCTGTCGCAGAACTCAGTGATTGCCTGCCACTCCTCGTCGGTCAGTTTTGTGCGATCACACCCACTGATCACGATATACTCATCGACTGTTATGATTAGCTCCATGAGTTCTTTATCCATCGTCGCCGACCTCCACGATCCAGATTGAGACGTTGCAAGGGAAATAGTTCTGCTGGTCGTCGATCCACATGTCTACATAATGCGTTGGATCAGACGATTCGCGGAACGTCCAACAGTTTGCATAATAAACCACGATGCTCATGTGCGGATCACATGGACTGGAGTGGTGATGTTGAAGGTCGCGACGTGTACGCCAGTTGTCATATTGAACAGGCAAACGTCTGCTTCCGCCGCTCGGATTATCTTGCTCGTGCGGCAGAGCTTGTTAGTGTATTCCTCAGCCATTTTGTCCGATGAGAACTCACTGCGGACTTCCCAATGCGGTTCACCTGTTGTTGTGGCAAACAGGATTATCTTGTAGCTATTCATCTGGTCAACTCCGTTGGTTTGAGTCGTTTTCCGATCACGACTCGGATGAATATGGGAGTATAGCACTAACTGCGATATGTGTCAAGTGTCTCGCGTGAAGTTATACACGAGAACCTAGCACATATCGCAGTCCTTAGATCGTTCTCTGGCCTAGTCGATCCGTGAATTACTGTAAGCCTTGAACCCGTACTCGCGCAGGCGTTCAGCCATCACCCGTGCGTGAGCCGTTTTGCGCTCAAGTGACTGGTTGTGTTCCGAGATCCAGATCTGAACGCCACCGCCAT